ACTCGCGACGGAAATTCCGCGAGCTGACACCCTTCTTATACAACCTCCCTTCTGAGGAACTTTAGCTATGTCTACCCCAATCCAAGGGTTGCGCGGCTCCGGTCAGTTCGACACGACCTTCCGCCCCCGCAACTACCGCGAACTCTTTACACTTCTCGAGCCAAACGGGAATAGCCCACTCAATGCACTACTTTCGATGGGCCAATCCGAAAGCACAAATGACCCAGCATTCCGCAACTTCCGGGACGAACTCCCAGAACGCCGGATGAAGGTAAACGGTGCAGTCGCTTCCACCGGCAACACCGCAGAAGACATTACTCTGGATGCTGATAACGAGAACAAATTCGCTGTCAAAGGCGCAATTATTGTTAACTCGGAAACCGGCGAAGTAATGCACGCAACGGCGGACACAACCGCTACGACCTTGTCTGTCACTCGTAACGTCGGTGGCACCGCTTTTGCCATTGCAGACGATGCGGAACTGTTCATCGCAGGTTTTGCGGCGCAGGAAGGTGCAGACACACCGACTGCCGTTAGCTTCGACGCGATTATGGTCGAGAACTTCTGTCAGATCTTCCGTACCAGCTTCTCCGTAACCGGCACGATGAACTCGACCTACCTGCGCACTGGCGACAAGCAGGACGAGGCCCGCGTGAAGGCGTTGAAGATGCACATGTCCGACATCGAGCGGGCTATGTTCTTTGGCAAGAAGCAGACTAACGACGGTTCCAGCAACGTAGCTCAAGCTCTGCGCTTCACTGGCGGCCTGATGACCTCTCTGACCAACAAGTTTGACGTTGGCACGGCATCTTCCTCTGCGATCAACGCAGCGGACGGCATCCTGACTGAAGAAGAGTTTGATCTGGCTCTGACCGAAACGATCTTTAAGTTCGGCAGCAACAGCAAGATCGCATTCGTCGGCGCAAAAGTGGCCAACCACCTCCAGCAGTTCGGCAAGGACCGCTGGCAGCCAACCCAAGTTGAGGGTGCATACGGCGTAAACCTGACCCGTTATTCCACTTTTGCGGGCGATCTGATGGTTCACCTCCACCCACAGTTCCGCCAGATCCCCGGCATGGACACGGCAATGGTCATCGTGGACTTCCCGTACCTGTCGTACCGCTACCTCGAAGGTCGCGACACGCAGCTTCTGGAAGGCCGCCAGAACCCCGGCGCCGACACCGAGGTCTCGGAATATCTCACCGAGTGTGGCCTTGAGCTGATGCAGGACTCTGTACACGCTGTTATCGAAGGCTGGTCCGCACGCAAAGCGTAAGGCGGACGCCAGCAAAACGTAACTCGTTCATAAGGGGGGTCAGCACGCTGATCCCCTTCTTTTTTGGAGACCCAAATGGCTATCAAAACACCCAAGGCTGCTTCTAAAGAAGTGACCATCGACAAGGTCGAAGCCCCCAAGCCCATCGCCAAGAAGGCTGCTGGCCCCGTTCGCTACAAGACAGTCGCTGACCAAACAGGTCGCCTGCTCATCTGTGGCTTTCGGCCAACGATGCCGTCCATTCCCGGCCCATGCTTTTACAAAGTGCCAGCCGAAGACGTCGCAGCGTTCGAGCGGACCCGTGAGTTCAAGGGCGGGATTGTAGTACGTGTCGACTGACAGCCTGACCCCGCACATCCAAGACGGCGCTACCAGTCGTCTTGAAGACCTGTCACGCATGGTCTTCCGGCGCTATGGCGACTTCAGCGCGAGCACTATTGAGGCCGAGGCTCTTTCGATGATGATCGAGCTGGCCAACATGGTTGTCGACGACGTGCGCATGCACCCCTACGCCAGCACGGCCCTTCAGTCCGAGCCGTACTACCAAGCCATGCAGGATCGCGGCGCGATCCCGGACAACATCATGGTCGCTGGCCTGCTGTTCTACTACGCCGAGCAGCAAGGCTCTGAGCGGGTTGGATCGTATGGCCCCAAGTTCGCACGCACGATGAACCAAGAGCTGTGGCGTGCGGCCAATGGCAACACGTCCATTGAGATGACGCCATGGGACAAGCAGGCAAGCACCACGACCGCAGCCGCTGCGACACAGACCACGACAACCCAAGCAAGCAGCACCCCCGGCCCACAAGGTCCAGCCGGTGCGGATGGCGCAACCGGCCAACAGGGGGCAACCGGCCAACAAGGTCCAGCCGGTGCCAATGGCTTAGGCTGGACGGGTGTAACTTACGACAGCTCGACGGGCCGCATCACGTTCGCATCGAACGATGGCTTGGGTTATGTCACGGATGATCTGCGCCCGTCAGGCGGTGGCTCTGGCATTTCCAACGTAGTCGAGGACACGTCCCCGCAACTCGGCGGCAACCTTGACCTCAACAGCCACGACATTACCGGAGTTGGTGGCATAACTCTGTCGGCGTCGTCTTCCCCCGGAGCGCAGCTTACTCTCGACGGCAGTTCTTTTAATAGTCAACAACCGGCAACTCTCACGGACTATAACGGCAGTCTTACCGTGGATGCTGCCAACGCAAATTTTGAAACCTCAACATTTCGAACGCAACGCTCGGCAAGCCAAATTGATTTTTACACCAACGGCGCCTTGAACCGAATTCAATGGCAAGGCGACGACATCTGGCACGATGGAAACGCCAACACCAAGATCGACAGCCATTTAAACCAAGCCAACCCGACAAGCGGCTATGTCTTGTCTTGGAACGGCACGGACTACGCTTGGGTCGCGCAGTCAGGCGGCGGCAGTGGCACACCGGGCGGCGCGACCACACAGGTCCAGTTCAACAACAGCGGCGCGTTTGCTGGTGACAGCACGTTTACCTTCGACAGCGCTACCAACACGCTGACCGTTCAGAACCTTACAGTTACTGGCTCTGGCGCGACCAACACGATCAGCAGCAGCAGCGACGTGGTCCTTGACGCTGGCAACCGCGTTTCCGTGCAGGGCGCAGTCCCTTTCAGACTGCCGAACGTCACTACGACCCAGCGCAACGCCATCGCTGGCGCTACTGGTGACATGGTGTTCAACACCACAACCAGCGCGGTTGAAGTCTACAACGGCACGGCATGGGTAGCGCTGTAATGGAGAAAGAGTACGTCGTAACCCTAAAAAGCGCAGACGACGCCACGCAGTTCCACACGGAGATGACCCAGTCAGCTGGTGGAGGCGCAATCCCAAACCGAACTGTTGACGTGGCCAACCTGCAACCCGGCAGCTTGCGCAACACGACCTACGCCCTGTCCGATGAAGAAGCCGCTGCTCTAACCAACGACCCTCGCGTGGAGGCGGTTGAGATACCGTTTCACCTCCGACCCAATGCTGAAGTCGTGCCCTGCATTTCCGAACCCGGTGACTATCGTAAGATTTTTCCATACACACGAAGTGCGAACTGGGCACTGTACCGATGTTCGTATGCTGAGAACCCATACAATGCAGTGAATGACGGCAACACTTACCCGGATGTAGGCGATGGGAGTTACCACTACCACCTCGACGGCACAGGCGTGGACGTTGTTATCGTGGATAATGGGATACTGACAGACCACCCGGAATGGGAAGACGCAGATGGCAATTCTCGTTTCCAACAAATTGACTGGTACACTGCTGCCGGGGTTTCTGGCACCCAGAGCCAGTATTATTACACAAGCGCAGACCACGGAACTTCAGTCGCCTCCATAGCGGCTGGCAAAACTTTTGGATTTGCCAAAAACGCGCACATTTATTTCGCACAAACGAACGGCGCTCCTTTTGGCCCCGGACTGTCAGGAAGCCCGTACAGCGTCTTTGACTTAATCCGACTGTGGCACAACAACAAGCCGCTCCAAGTCAACGGTTATAAGCGCCCTACTGTCGTAAACTGTTCGTTCATGTCTGCTCACACTACTAACGGAAGTGCGGGAGCAGCACCGCACCTGCCGGACAGTATTACTTACAGAGGCACGACATACACAGGCACGCAGATCGACACTTTGGCTAAGTGTGAACAGTTTGGTTTTCTTGAGGGCATGAACCCAAGCATTAACAGCGAAAACGAATACCGCTACAGCATGGCCGCCCGTGTCGCTGCTCAAGATGCCGAGGTGGCAGACCTCATTGCGGCGGGGGTCCATGTCGTTGGTGCGGTTGGCAATCGTGACGTCTCTGGAAATCTTGCGGTTTCATCGACTGACGCTGACTACAATAACGAAGCTTACTTCTCGCAAGGCCTTAGAGGGGACCAGACCGGTTCAGCTGTCACCGTTCAGTACCATCGTGGCGCTAGTCCGGGCAGTGCCCCCGACGTCATTTGCGTAGGCGGCACCAATATTTCTGAGGACAAAAAAGAGTTCGGGTGGGCGAGCATGTCTGACTATCGAGACAACTTGACTGGCATCTACGATAATTCAGTCCGTGGGTCTCGCGTCGACGTCTTTGCGCCGGGAAGAAACCTATCCGCAGCCGGATATGACGACAACACGGCCTACCATGCCGACAGCAATTACTGGCAACGAGGCTTCAGCGGCACCTCCGGCGCAGCTCCTTTGGTAGCAGGCGTTGCTGCCTTGGCTGCGCAACTAAACCCTCACATGACGCCCGCACAGATGCGTGAGTACATCACCACTAAGTGCGTGAGCGAAAATCAAATCGCGAACTGGGGCGAGACGGGGCCAGTCTACTCTTCAACTGACTACGCAAACACGGCGGCTTTGAACGGTAGCCCCAACAAATTTCTCTTCAACCCATTTGGCGCCGTAGAAACGTACAAGGTTGGCTCATGACGACGACCCGCGCAAACAGCAGCGACAAGACCAAGTTCATTGCCTACGAACAGTTCACGGGCCTCGACACGTCCCGCGATGTTGTCAACATGGACACGGGTACGGGCCAAGCGCTGGTGGACTTGACCAATGGCTTTTGCGATCAGCGTGGACAGATCGTGCGCGATGCGGGTGTCACGCGCCGTACTGCCGAAAGCCGCACCAAGCATGTTGCCTTTTTCACCAAAGACCAGATTGCTTACGCCGAGGTCCACGGTGACGGCACGCACTTCATCAGCGAGACAGGGATCGAGAGCGAGACGGTCTACCCGGCCAACGTCATTCCGACCACCACGGTCTTCAACCGTGAGCTTGTCTTCTCTGTCCGGGGCCTTCCGCCACTGATCTACACGGGCAACCGCTGGCGCTCAACGACCAGTGGGCATCTCAACACCGAGCTGCCAGCCTACTGCACGACAGTGCGTGACCGCGCTTGTTTTGCTGGCCTCAAGTCCAGCAGCACACAGATCCTCATCAGCGAGGACGGTAACCTCGACAAGCATTACAACGACACGGACCCTAACAGCGAAAGCGCGCTGCGCGCTGGCACGCTGGACATCCGCAACCTGCTTGGCACGGCAGACGAGATCACTGGGCTGAGCAGCTTCGAGCAAGACAAGCTGGTGGTCTTCGCTTCCGACCGAGTGTTCGTTTTTCAGATGGACCCGGACATCAGCCGTATCGAATTAGATACGGATACCAACGTCGGTATCGGCTGCGCCAGCCACAACACCATCCAGCAGGCAGGCACCGACCTGCTCTACTGCTCTCGATCCGGCGTATATGCCCTACGCCGCGTCAGTGAGAACGGCCTGCAAGTCAACGTGGTCAAGCTCAGCGAACGCATCGACCTCGAATACCGCCGCCTGTTCAACCAAGTCGAAGACCCCGAAAACATCACAGCCGTCTTCGACCGAGACGAGCAGCAGTACCACGTCTACTTCCCGCTTGGCTCAAGCGGCACCACGACCCGCCTGACCATGACTTTTGTCTCGGGCGAAGGTGGCCTCCAGACCCGTTGGTCCACAAGTGACCACCTCAACGCCACTTGCGGCGCCTTCCTGTTTGGCAACTTCGTGGTCGGCACGCCTTACGGCATCTACACCGTAGGCAAGATCGAAGACGAAGATACCAGCACCCCTGCCCTGACAGCCAAAACACCGATCCTATGGACTGGCCCCTTCGACAGTCGCAAGCAAAGCAAGAGCATGCTTGTTCAAGCCTTTGGCGACGGCGAGCTACAGATCGAGGCACAAGACGAACTCGGCAGGGATCTGGGCACTATTAGCGTGCAGCTCACAGAGGCGGACGACAGCGGTCGCCGCTCTGTGCCACTGTCCGCCCAATACCTGCGGCCCTTCGAACACCGATACCGGGGGCTTCAACTCACTTTCAGTTACTCGGGTAAAGGCCTGTTTCGCATCATCGGCGTGGCCATCGAGCTTAGGAGCTAAACCATGGCAGGCATCCGCCAGACCGCAGCCTTCGAATACGCGAGTTCGGACAAAGTCCACTCCGAGTTCGAAAATTTAATTCGCTATCTTCAGCAAGCCGAAGTCGCCGATAAGACGCTGGGCGAAATCATCGGCAACCTGACTGATGCTGACGGCAACCTGAACAGCAACGTAGAGTTCCAGCTGGACAGCTCTGCTGGCCTCCAGTACCGCGTTGGCACGACGGGCAGCTTCACGACCATTGCCCCGCTGTCCGACCTGCGCGGCGAGGCTGGCCAGAACGTAGGCGACATTGGCGCGCCAATCTTCAATGGCCGCCAAGATTACGTTATCGGCACCACGGTCCAAGCCAGCACCGGGGTGGCTTACCCGACCAACACCACGGTCCTTGAGTACAGCCATGACGCTGCTGACACGTTGGTCGTCTTCAAGAACGGCTTGTTGCAGGTAGAAGGCGGTTCGAGCGACTACACGACCAGTGCCACAAACGATACGGTCACGTTTACCGCAGCGCTCACGACAACGGCGCCTGACACCGTCACGGTCTACAAGATCCGTGCGACCGCGATTACCAGCTTCCAGCGCGCCGACTTTGATTTGACGACAACGCAGTCTGTTTTCTCGTTCACGATGGACGCCAACACCGAGATCCAAGTCTACCGCAACGGCCTGCTACAGCGCGAAAGCTCCGGCGGCGTAACGAACGACTATGTCCGGGACAACAGCAACAACACCGTGACCTTCACCAGCGCTGCGACCAATGGCGAGTTGGTGTCGATCATCACCGTGGAAAACACGACCGATCAGGTTGTTTCTGGCCTCATGCTTGAGCAGGCGTTCACCAACCAGCAGACCGGCAAGATCCTGTTCGACAAGCTGGAGTTGGCCGATGGTGCTATCGCTGAAGCCAAGGTTGCCAGTCTGACGACCAATCTTGCGGGCAAGGCTGGCCTAAGCGACACCACTGCCGGGGGCGCGACGCTAAGCGCTGGCCCCGTCAACACCTTCTACCTCGAGGACGTATCCGGCTCGCCGCGCTTGCGCTTCAAGGTTAGCTCCACCCAGAACGTAGACATCAACCCAGCGGTCGACATCCCCTCGCCCAGTTCGGCCAACAGCGGCAAGTTCATCCGCGTCTCGGCAGCAGGCGCCTACGAGCTATCGGCCCTGACGGACGTACTGAGCGGCTACATTACGTCGGCACAGAAAGACGCGGCCAACGGCGTGCCAAGTCTCGACAGCAACCTGCTTATCAGCATCGACCGCATCCCAGCGTTCTCGGTGCTGCAGCAGTATCCAATGCTGATGATGGACGCACAGGTTGCCACTCCGACCACCAACGAGGTTCGGATGAAGCGCATCAGCGGTGCCCGCATTAAGATCAAGAAGATCCACGCCGTCTTAGACGCAGGCACCTTGACGCTAGACGTCAACGTCGCTGGCGTGGGCCAGTCTCTGGCCATCGCCGTCAGCAGCACGCCTGTGGCCATTGTGCCGACCTCCGACCTTATCATCGACGCCCGGTCTGGCCCCATCAACATTGGGATCATCGCCAGCAACCTGTCGTCACCGACAGTCCCTGACAACCTCGAAGTCGTCATCGAGGCCGATTATGTGAGCGCAACCTAATGAATAACTTTCTTGGGGGGTCCGCCCCATACCTCTCGGGCAACAACACCCAGCAGGGCAGCTCCTTGGGCGGCCTTGTGACAGCGGGCAAGAAGAAAAAAGAAGACGACATAAATCCCGTCCAGCAGTTTGGCTACAACCCGTATCAGCCTTCGCAGGTAAGCCTCTTCGGTGGCCCCAAGCCGGGGTTGCCAAAGACGGCGGCAATGAAGGCTGCCGACGCCAGCTACGCAGCGGGGTTTGCTCGCAGCCCGGAGGCGTTGGCTTACAACAGCCGCGTAAACGACTTGATCCAGTCGGGAGTTCCGATTGGTTACGGCAACGTCTCGTACAATGGGGGGCCGGTCGTAAACCAGCGCTCTGGCCAACAGGTGACAGGCTACGGCTACGCCGACGAAGACGCGACCACGCCATCTTTTCTGTCCGGTGGCCAATCCATGGGCAGCCAGACCGGTAGGCAGGGGCAGTCATCCTACCAGTCCAACGCCTTTATGGACGGCTTCAACACGCAACTCGGGAACTACGACGGCTACACGGTCAACAGCGACCTCGACGCAGCAGAGCAAAGCCTGCGCGCCATGCTGGCCAACGCGCAGAACAACAACGCGGATGCCAGCACCATTGGCCGGATCCAGATGGCGCTCGATGACATTGGCCGCCTTGGCCAAGACCGCACCCAGCAACAGGGCATCATCGACCAAGCCCGACTTGATGCGCAGGCCAACCTGACCAGCTTTGGTGGCGCTTATACGGACGTGGACTACCGCAACGCGCAAGCCCTCGACGGCCTGTCTCGTCAGCTAGACCAGATCGTCAATCCCAACCTCGACGTCGAGCTGAACTACGACTTCAGCGATATGTCGGGTGACATCGATCCTTACCGTGAAATTGTAAAGAACATGCGCGACCGCCGCATGCGAGAGTTGGACGGACTGGGCGATACGGTCGGCAATCTTGGTGACGTCCTGAACGCGTTTTATGAGACGCCCGGTATGCAAACTGACCCAGAGGGCAACCCTTTAAACTCGGCCATGCCCGTCCCGGACGATCTGCTTGAGCGTGGCCCGCTAACCCCTGAGCTGCGCGACATCCGCAGCGCCAGTGAGGTTTATGATTTGCGCGACCAGCTGTCGGAGGCGTTACAATCCATCGACGCGTATGGTTACGGCGACCGTTCCAATGCGTTGCGTGGTCAGATCTTCGAGCAAGACGAGATCTACGGCCAGCTGGCTGACCAGCTGCGGGGCCGTCAGGGGCAGATTGAGACAGACGCGCAAGCCCAGCTCAACGCATTGGCCGAAGCTCGCCTGACACGGCCAGACGACATTCGTGCGTTTGAAGAAGCGCTGCGCGACCTCGGTGGCCAACGCGACTTGTTTGACGCGGCGACTGCAGCTGATGAGCTGGAGCAGTTGACCAACCAAATCCAGAGCGCGCGCTCTGATCTTGAGAGAGACGAAGCCGCCCGGATCGCACGCCAAGAACTCGAACGTCGACGCGCCCTCCAAACACAGGGTGGCGGCAGCGCTTTCAATTCGAACATGACAGCGGACCAGTACAGCGCCTACCTGCGCAACTTGGAGATGGGGGCTGAAGACCCCTACTACCAAACAAGCGGGTTTAGTCGTGGGCTGGGTCTGGCGTAAGGAGCAGGCATGGAAGTTTTTGACTATGACCTCAACGATGGCTCAGACAGCATCTGGAACGCGGAAAGAGGGTTTCTGAACAACCTTGGAAACCTCTTTGCAAATTCCATCGGCGGCGTGGTGGGCGGCGTGTCAGGTTTTGCTCTTGGCGGCCCTGTCGGGGCAGCAGCAGGTGCTACGGCGGGGTTCTCCGGGGCAAATCAACTTTATGATTTTGCGGAAAACAGAATTACTGGCAGCCGCGAAAGCGATGCTCTGTTGGACTATGGCGCCACAGCGGCTGGCCTCGCAGGCCTTACTGGTGGCGCATTTCTTGGCGGCGGTAGCGCAGCCGCAGCAGGCGGCGGTAGCGCAGCCGCAGCAGGCGGCGGAACAAGCGGCGCTGCTACAGGGGGCATGAGCATGTACCAAACACTTTCACTTGCGATGAACGCGCCAGCTGCAATCGGAGGCGTCGCTAACATGTTTAACTCTGGTGAGTCTGGCGAAAACATGGAAGGAGCCATGGAGCAGCAAGCTGGCAACCTCCGGTTCATGCAGGACTTGCTCCGGGACGAGGTCGGCTATTTAAACGACGAACGCAAATACCTGCGCTCGCAGCAGGCGTTGAACGAGACGATTGCCCAGAACGAACGCCAGCAGGCCTTTGACCTTTACTTCGAAAACAACGCACAGCTCCAGCAAGAGCGCGACTACTTTCTTCAGCGCCAAGAGTTCGTTGATAAGCAAGCCGCCGCTGAGCGCGCTGAGCAGCTTGGCTTTATGCTTGAGAACAAGATGATCGCCGAGCAGGAGCGCGAGTTTGCACTGCAAGAACTTCGTCGTGCCCAGCAGATCGCACAGGGCGAGCGCGATCAAGAGCTTCGTCAATACTATGACAACCAGTATCGCGCTGAAGCAGAGCGCCAGTACAGCGTCGAGCAGTTCGAACGTGCGCAAGGCATTGCCGCTGACGAACGCTCGCAAGAAGAGCGCATCCGCAACAGCCTCGACAGCCAGCTGACTAGCTTCCAAGACGAGCTGCGCCGCGTGCAAGAAGGTCTGGGCGACATCCGCCGAATGGACCCACTGACCCAAGGCCAGATCGACGCGCAAGTTGGACGCTACCGAGACACGGCCCGAGACAGCTACAACGAGGTCATCGAGCAGATGTCCAGCCTCAACGAAGCCGACCTCCGCCGTCGCGGCATCGCAGCAACTGATCCGGGCGACACGCGCAGCCGCATGGCCCAGCGCTTGGCCGATGATCTGGCCGCCACTCAGATGCAAGCCGAACAGCAAGCGCTGGCCTACATCTCCGGCGAGCGTGGCCTCCTGTTCGACGACATCCAAAACGACATCGCAACGCGCAACGCCATCATGGGTGAGACAGCCAGCGTTGGCTTGGCTGGCTTCGACCAGCGCCGCAACTTGATGGGCGCTCTGCCGTCAGCAAACGTGGCTGCGCCAGTTCCGATTGGCTCCAGCGTGCTACAACAACGCTTCGGGTCAGCCAACGTGGCCCCACCAGTGGCCATCAACTCGGCGCAGTATTCCGGCTCGCTGCCTAGCGGCATCGGCCAAACGATCAACATGCCGTC